TGCGTCAACATCTGCGGCAAAGAACGACATTCTTGCTACTCTAGCTCTAGGCTCAGGCTCAGAGACAGACACAAACGAGGATGGCGTGGCAATCACAGTAACAATGGGCGGTGCAGCTGGCACAGGCACCATTGAGCTGACCATCATGTATGTGGTAGACTAAGTTGAGCGGGGCGGGAAACCGCCCCCTCTTTTACATGGAGATAGCGGATGACAAGTACCGTTGATATTGCAAACTATGCGCTTAACACCTTGGGTGCGTCGAACATCACAACATTGGATGAAAACAGCAAACCAGCGCGCATTGTCAATCAGCGCTATGATGCAGTACGTGATAGCGTATTTCGCTCTCATCCTTGGAATTGCCTGATACGTCGAGCTGAGCTTCCCCAGGAAACAGATAACCCGACATACGGTTATGCATACCAGTATTCCCTGCCGACTAATCCGTATTGCTTGCGGGTGTTAGAGTTTAGCAACGGGACGTTGACGTTCCCTTTTGACAACATGCGCAGCAACAATGATACACCAGCGTTTATCATCGAGGGCCGTAAACTTCTTACGGACGAAGGTACAGCGCGGATTAAATATGTTGCCAGGATTACGGATCCCCAGCAATACGATGCGGGGTTGATCGAAACATTGGCGGCAAGATTAGCATATGAAATCTCGTATGCGATCACAGGATCCACAACAATGCGGCAACTTACAGCTGCCGATTACGATCGTAAGCTAAAAGAGGCTACGTTCCAGGATGCAACCGAGGGCGCACCAGAGCGCATTGAGGCTAACGACTTTATCGAAGCGAGGTTCTAATGGCCCGTTCAGCTCCTTCGCTCAGTACATTTACAGCTGGCGAGATCTCCCCGCGCCTGGAAGGGCGTGTTTCTTTAGAAAAGTATCGTGCGGGCTTATCGGATCTGACCAATATGGTTGTGCAGCCACACGGTGGCGTAACACGGCGACCAGGAACAGAATACCTGGGCGCGGTTAAAGACAGCGCAGATAAGACCAGGCTAATTCCGTTTCAGTTTAAAACGACAGACACATATATCTTGGAGTTTGGCGATCAGTATATGCGGGTTTTCCGCAATGGATTACAAGTTCTGGAAGGATCTTCGCAAACAATTACTGGTGCAACACAAGCGGATCCTGGTGTTATTACAATATCAGGCCACGGCTACAGCAATGGTGATGAGATTTACCTGGATAGCGTAGGCGGTATGACCGAGCTGAATGGGCGTAACTATCTCATTGCAAACGCCACAACGAACACGTTTACGCTGCAAGACCTCTTTGGCAACGACATCGATACGACAGGGTTTACTGCGTACACTTCTGGTGGATCTGTTGATAAGATCTATGAGGAAACTACGCCTTATGCGATTGCGGATGTATTTGATCTGCGTTTTGCGCAATCAGCGGATGTTATGTATTTTGCTCATCCGAGCTATGAAATTCGCACTTTATCCAGGACAAATCACAATGCCTGGACGTTTGCGACAGCAACAATTACGGGATCGCCCAGCCCAGCGCTAACGGGATCTGATAATTATCCAAGTGTAGTTACGTTTTTTGAACAGCGCCTGGTATTTGCGGCAACAAACAACAATCCACAAACAATCTGGTTTTCTAAAAACGCGGATTATTTGAATTTTACAACAGGTTCAGCGGCTGATGATGCGCTAATCTACACGATTGCGTCTAACCAGGTGAACAGTATTCGGTACTTATCGCCTACGCGAGTGCTTACGATCGGCACTTCTGGCGGTGAATATGTGCTTACAACAACCAATAATGGGCCTGTTACGCCAACATCTACAGTAATCCGCAAGTATTCTAACTATGGATCTGCGAATACTGAGCCTGTCCAGGTCGCTGATGTTACCTTGTTTTTGCAGCGTGGCGAAAGAAAGGTGCGTGAGTTTAAGTATGTTGGTGAGGTAGATACAGCGGGCTACCAGGCGCCAGATCTTACCGTCCTGGCAGAACACATAACCGAAGGTGGCCTGGAACAGTTTGCGTATCAACAGGAGCCTGAGAATATTGTTTGGGCTGTGCGCAGCGATGGTACTCTTATCGGTCTAACGTATCGCCGCGAGGAGGACGTTGTTGCCTGGCATAAGCATGTGATCGGTGGCGAGTTTAATAGTGGTCAGGCAGTCGTTGAAAGCATTGCTACCCTGCCGACAGATACGGGCAATGATGAGCTGTATATGATCGTAAAGCGTACAATAAATGGTACAACTATGCGATACGTCGAAGTTATGAAAAACTTTGACTTTGGTGGCGCAACAACGTCTGCATTCTTTGTGGATAGTGGCCTGGTTTATTCTGGCAGCTCTGTGTCAGGCTTTAGTTCGCTGTATCATTTAGAAGGTGATACAGTTTCTGTACTTGCCAATGGTGCATCACATCCAGACAAAACCGTGTCAAGCGGTGCAATCTCGCTCGATTTTTCAGCAACCAGCGCAGCTGTAGGCTATGGATACACAAGCTCGATGCAGACCTTGCGGATCGAAAGCGGATCTAGCGATGGGGTAAGCCAGGGCAAACCGAAGCGGATCCACGGCATTACGGTTCGTTTGTTCGAGACAGTTGGTGTCGAGGTTGGCAATGATAGCGGCGAAATCGATAGGATCTTTTTCCGCGATAGCTCAATGTACATGGATGAAGCTGTACCATTGTTTACTGGTGACAAAGAGATTGAGTTTCCTGGTGGTTTTGACGACGATGATAGGATATACTTGCAACAAACGCAGCCCCTGCCTTTGACAGTCCTGGCGCTGTACCCACGAATGAATACGTTTGACAAATGATAGCTAGACCCTTGACCAGATCACACGTACTGCATGTTGCAGAAAGAGCGCCTAGACAGAATCAGTCTCAGATGGGGTTGGTTCTTTCTAGTTTGCCTGTCTACACTATGCCTGGTCGTGGATTAGCATTGCTCGATGGTGGCGATGTTTATGCTGTTACTGGCCTGGCACCCTTATGGGATGGCGTTGCGGAAGCCTGGTTTTTGCCAACGAAGGATATGCGTCAAAAGAAAATACAGACAGTTCGATTGGTTCGGCGCGAGTTAGACGCGGCGATCGAGCGTTTGAAATTGCATAGAGTGCAAGCGGTTGTGAGATCTGATTTCGTCGATGCGCACAAGCTTGCTAAGTTCCTGGGCTTTCATAGCGAGGGAACAATGAAAAAGTACGGGCCAGATGGTTCGGATTATGAAAGGTACGCAAAATGGCTGAATCGCTCCCATTCATAATGGCTGGATCCCAGCTGATCGGTGGTGCGTCCGAGGCAGCTGCGGCTAATCGAGCGGCAGCGGCTGCAAAAGCGGTTGGTGAGTTTAACGCCCAGGTTATTGAGCGTGATGTAAACTTGCTGGAAAACCAGCGTACTATCATTAACAATAACTTGCTTATCTCTAATGAACGAAAGCGGATGCAGTTCCGCAAGGTTCAGGGTGAGGTTGTGGCTAACTATGCATTCGCTGGGGTAGACATTTCCCAGGGAACACCGATGCAAGTTTTGCGCGAGAATGCACGCGAACTAGAATACGAGATTACGGTGGACAAGTTTAACAACTACGTCACCAACATGCAGATCAATGATGCGCAAGAGGACACCAGGCTTACAGCACAGCTATCCAGGATGGAAGCTGGTGCATCAGCTGCGGCATTGCGCGCCCAGGGTACTGCAAGCCTTATCTCTGGTTTGGGATCCGCTGCGCGGATTGGTTACGAAACAAACATCTTTGGGTGATAATAAATGCGTATTCCTACTTATCGTGTAAGCTCTACCCCAACAGGCGAAGCGCCAGGACGTAGCTTTCGTGCGCGCATGAGCGCAACGCCGTTCATCCAACAGGCGCAAGCTGAGGGTGGCATTGTCAAAGAGTTTGCGCGGCAAGCTGGTGAATTTGCAACCACACGATACAAAGCTGCCAGGGAAACGCAAATCAACGAAAAGATTATTGCTGGCGAAGAAGCCTTGCGCGAAGAAGCGCGGCGATTGTCACAGATCGAAACTGGCAAATTGCGCGATGTTTTCAACGAAGGCGGCAAAGAGGAGGAGGGGCTTTGGTCTCAATCCTCTACATTAACGCGTGAAAAATTGCTCGAAGATGTTAAAGATCGTGAAGCTCGTAGGATCTTAACTGATCGATTTAACCAAATGGAGCTTACTCATAGGTTCCGTTTGCGTGGCACAATCGATCAGAAGATCGACCAGGCTAACCAGGCTGCGCGTACTGCGCGCGCTCAAGGCACAATGACAACAGCGGGCATGGCGAATGACGTTAAGGAGTTCGACCTGGCGCTAAACAACTTTGGGGTTGATAGCGTTCGCCTGGGATCTCTTGGCCTGGGCAACCCAGATGCGCTGAAGAAACAAGAGCTGGCAGTGGTCGTTGGCGCTGTAGACATGCAAGTGTCGCGGTATATCAATGGATCTGAAACACCGAGCAAAGCCCTGGAAGCATTGCGCCAGGCATTGCGTGACGGGGATGCGTCCCTAGCTGGCGATGGTCAGATGGCATTCTACGCTCTCAGCAAACTAGATCTAAATTCGCAAGCTGCGATTTTGAAAAAGTATGGCGGGGCAGCTGACTACATCGATGCGCCAACAGCTGAAGAACAAAAGCAAGCCCGCATTGCTGGGGAATATGGCAAACAAGCGGGCGCCCTGGTCACTGACTACACAAGTCGGATCCAGGAAGGTCAGACACTGCCAACAGGCTCGATCGAGCAACTTATGGAAATTGCAGAAATGGCTTATCCTTCTATGGGGGGTGTTGAGCAAGCCGAGCTAAAAGAGGGCATTGAGGATCTGCAATACATCCAGGGATTAGCGACAGCGGTAAAAGGTGTTGCGAACGTCAAGGGTGTTGACGATATGATAATGATGCTGGAGCAAGGCGACCAGTTTGGTGGCCCAGGTATCCAGCCAAGAGAGCAGCTTGGGTTAGAGTTCTTGCGTGGCTTCAAGGCCAACATGGAAAAGCAACTTGAAACTGATCCAATAGGTTTTGCGTCCACCACAGGTTCGGTCAAAATTGCTCCTATCGACCTGTCTCCCCAAGCTGTACAATCTGGACAAACGGGTGTGGCGCAGCGAATACAAAGCGCCGTGGCGGTTCGAGGCCACTACGAGCTAACAGGCCCGATGAAATTGCTAACGCCCGCTGAGGTAGCATCTTATGCGCCTTATCTAAATCGCGGATCTGCCGTTGAGCGGATGCAAGCAATCAACACAATTACGGAACAGTTTGGCGAATTTGCCCCAGCTGTACTGCAACAACTTGCGCCAGATGCGCCAGTGGCTATGCACGTTGCTGGCCTTATGCGTGACGGGATCGGCCCAGAAGCTGAGATCATTATGAACGGGATCGAGGAGATTGCGCAAAATGGCAATCCGATCGAAGGCGCAGATATGCAAAGCGCTGAGGCAGACATGTATGAGATCCTGGGCGCAGCTTATGAGTTACTACCTGGTAGCCTGAACGCCGAGCTGAAAAAGAATATCAAGGATACTGCCCTGGCATACTATGCCGAAGTGTTATCTCGTAAGGTAGACAAGTCTTATGACAGCGATCTTTGGGAAAAAGCGGTCAACGTAGCAACAGGATATAACCCCAAAACTGGCAAGGGTGGCGTCCAGGATGTACGTGGTACGCCTACATTGTTGCCGCCGAATAGATCCCCAGATGAAATAGAAACTGCCCTGGAAACGATCACGATTGATAACTTTGCAGAGATTGCAACGTCCTCAGGTACGATCGACCAGGAAACGTTTGATGATATTACATCAGACGATAACTATAACTTACAAGTGTTGGGTCGGCGCAATGGCAAGATTGTCTATGGAGTTGTGTACGGCAACTATGGTGAAAGCGGCTACGCAATCATTACGGATCCAGATGGCAACGATATTAACTTTACAGCTGAGGAACTAATCAAAGCCTCTCGCAGAAAAGCCCAGCCTCGTGTAGAAAAAAGTGAACCTGTCGTACAGGAAGCGCCGAAAGACCAGGCGTTTGATATACGCAACTATGACAAATCATCACCAGAGGATCGCAACGAAGCACGAATTGCAATCATGAGGATAATCGAAGATAATTTTGATGTTGATACCGTTACGATAACTGACGTTCGTAAGTATCTGCGAAAAGAAAAGATCCCTCATAGCAATCAAATGATTGAAACGGCTTTGAACTTAGCGAAGGGAAACGCAAGTGAGTAGTTACTTACCAGACCAGGTAAATCCGCTTTCGTTTGCAACTACGCCGCGCCGTAGTAAACCAACAGGCGGTTTCGTAGAAAACCTGTCTCAGTCTTTCGATGCTAACTTAATGCAAAGCGGATCCTCTGAGGAGCGCTTCATCAAAGAGGCTTGGGATCCAATCGTTGAGGAAATCGAAACATTAACGGGTAAATCTTTTAGAAACCCTGGAGCGTACATACGTCCTAATGTGTTTGAGATCCTAAGTGGTGAAGCCGCCAGGTTCTATGGCCCAGCGCGATACAGCTACGAAACAAACGATATTGAAACATTTGTGCGCGACAATCGTGACCAGCTGCCTGAGGAGCTGGTTGTTTCTGTCCTGGATCAAGATCGAGATAAGTCCTGGCGTGAGGCTGCGCGCGAGAAGTTTCACCAGGAACAAGGCGAACTTGCCGAGCTAACAGAGCGCTCTCCTGGGATTGGCCCTGGCACTGCGCGTGTCTTGGGTATGCTTGGGGCGGGTGCCGAGGATCCAATTAACCAGGCATTCATGGTTATCCCTACTGCGCGCCTGGGCAAAAACTTCCTGGGCCTGATCGCGGGCGAGGCGTTTACAAACGCTACAGTAGAAATGATCCAGCAACCAGACGTTAAAGATTGGTATGATAGCCTGGGGATAGATTATACCTGGGAAGATTTTGTTGCGAATGTTGGATCAGCTGCCGTAATTGGTGGTGCATTCCCTGTCGGTATTAAGATCGGGACAGAAACTGTAAGGCTAACAGCTGACCAGGTACGCCGTGGCGCTCAGGTTATAAGCAATGCAGCGGGTCGCAAATCAGCTGGGCAAGAGGCAGCGGAGCTACTCGATGAGGCCGCACAATCGATTACAGACAGCAATCCTCTAGGCAACAAAGCAGTAAACCAGGTCGAACATCAATCTAGGTTAGAAGAAGCCACGGTCGCATTGAACGATGGTGAATTGCCTAAGATTTCGGAAGCCCCTCGATCTGAGGTGCAGCTCCCAGAAAACATAAATGAAGCAACAAACTTGCGCGGCGTGGTCGATGAGTTTGATCCGAATGAGATTGGCGTAGATGCTAAGACGTTCCAGTTTAAAGAAGGCGGCGACATATACGGTGTTACTGACCGCCTGGAAGGTGTGACGCAGTGGGATCCTATCAAAGCGGGCATGGTAACGATCTATGAATACGCTGATGGGAAATTGTTTATCGCAGATGGACACCAGCGCTTAGGTCTAGCCAAGCGTATCTTAGACCAGGATCCTAGCCAGGATGTACGCATGGTCGGGTATCGTTTGCGCGAGGTTGATGGCATTACGCCTGATGATGCAATGGTGATTGCAGCGTTAAAAAATATTGCGGAAGGCACAGGCACTGCGATCGATGCAGCTAAGATCTTGCGCGTAGCGCCTGATCGGATCTCTGAGCTACCGCCTAAATCTGCATTTGTTCGCCAGGCAAATGACCTAGCACGTTTGGGCGATGATGCCTGGGGCATGGTAAAGAACGAAATTGTCGCACCTAATCATGCGGCAGTCGTTGGTCGTCTGATCGATGATCCTAGTATGCAAAAGGCAGCGCTCGATGTTTTAGCAAAGACTGAACCCGCAAATGAGTTCCAGGCAGAGGCTATTGTTCGCCAGGTGCGCGAAACAGAAATGGTTACTGAGACCCAGGAGAACTTGTTTGGTGAAGAAGTTTTAACGCAAAGCTTGTTTACTGAGCGCGCAAAAGTTCTTGATCGTGCGCAAAAGCAGCTGCGCAAAGACAAAAACGCATTCCAAAACCTAATTACTAACGCGGCTCGATTAGAGGGCGAAGGTAATAAACTTGCGCAAAACGCTAATGAAAGAAGGGCTAACGACGATGGCAAAGCGATCTCGCTCCTCCAAAGCCAAGCAAACCGTAAGGGAACCCTCTCAGATGCCCTTACCGCTGCGGCAAGGCAAGCAAAAGAAACAGGCAACTACAACGCCGCTACAAGAGGCTTTCTCGAAGATGTCAGACGAGCAATTTCAGACGGCGAGTTTGACCGCGCAGAAACTAGCGATGTTGGACGCACTTTCGATGCTCCAGAAGAAATCCCGACTATACGAACAGATGCAGAGGAAATCGAGCTAAACCAGTTCGATGATATGTTTGGCCCTGGCATGGAACGCCAGACGAGCGCTCTCGATGCAGGGTTGCGCCAGGATTTGACAGATCCACAAATACAGCGCCAGGAGTTGAAACGCCTGGTCGATGATGGCGCGCCAGAAGAACAGATCATTAATCATCCAGCGATCGTTGATGCGATAGCCCGCATGGAGGAGATCCCGCTAACCAATGAGCGCCCTGGTTATCCTAAAGATGGCGATGATGTAGCGGCTATTGAATGGTTTGATAACAGACGTTATATTGTAGATGGAAGCAATGAAGCGTCATTCGATGATGCATTCCGCTACCTGGTAAAAGGCGCAAGAGAGCTGGGCTGGGTAGACGAAGGCTTAGATTTCCCTACAGGAGCAACCCGCCAAGAAAAGAAAGCGGTAATTATTCTAGGCCCACCAGCTGCGGGTAAGAGTACGATTGCCAATCCGATCGCGCGCAAGATGGGTGCATCGATCGTTGATGCGGATGAAGCAAAGAAGGTTTTGCCAGAATACCAGGGCGGCATTGGTGCAAATGCGGTACATGAAGAAAGCTCATTCATGTCAGATCTTTTGTTCAAAGGTTTGATGGAAGAAGGTGATAACCTGGTTATTCCTAAGGTTGGCGGCAAGGTTGAAAGTATTGAGCGCACAATCTCATTGCTTAAATCAAAGGGATATGACGTTGAATTAGTAGATATGAAGGTCGGCGCCGAGGCAGCACTGCAACGCATGATCGGTCGCTTTATCAACACGGGTAGATTAATTAACCCAGAATATGTTAAAAAAGTGGGCGATAATCCCGCCATTACTTTTGACACACTAAGAGAAAAGGGGGTAGCAGATGGCTACTACAGGATCGACAACGAAGGCGGGCGCGACGATTTCAAAGACGTCCCAATCGAAACAGGAACCCTCCTCGATGGGGTCGAGCTTCGACTACGACGAAATGGAGTTGAGAGCGGCCCAGAAGTCAGACGGGGCGATCGGGAAGCTACTGTTGGAGCGGGGGCTGAAAGCCCTGAAAGCGTAGCAATCCCACAGATCCGCGAAAATTTCTTAGATGAGGAGTTCCCACTAGAAGTGTTGGGCGAAGTGGATGAAGTTACGCAAGAGCCAGTTTTAAGAAAAGTCACAGCGCGGCAGCTCCTGGATGAAATAGACCAGGACGATGCGATGATTGATGCTATTTCGAGGTGTCCACTATGAGTTTTCGCAAGTGTATCGATGATCTGGAAAACAGCGGAACGCTGACAAAAGAGCAAGCCAATGAAACGCGCGACTTGTTCGATGAGATCTACGAAGAAAAGTCTAAGGGCATGGGCGCTGTCCAGGCGGCAGAAGAAGCTGGGCAAGATACATACAATGCCCTGGTGAATAAAACGGCTCATGCCAAGCGGCAAAAAATTACGCAGATGCGCGTATGGCAACAGATCACTGACAACCTGGAGAACTATCGAGACCGTTTCGGTCGCGCGGATCCTAATGCAGCTGCCCTGGCATTGTTCGAGCAAGACGGAATGTCTAGGTTTTCAGCTGTAACACAACGTGAAGAAGCGATTACAGGCTTTGCGTTTGCAGAAATGAACCAGATCTTAGGAACGTTTCGCCGCAATCTTATCGGAGAGGTGCGTCAGAAAGCGCAGCTAAAGAACCTTACACGCGAGATCTTTGGTGAAAATACTGGCGATGTAAGCGCCAGGGAAATGGCGCAAGCCTGGAAAACAACAGCTGAAACCTTACGCAAAAAGTTTAATAAGGCTGGCGGGAACGTCCCAAAGCGTGAGGATTGGGGTCTGCCGCAAAACCACGATCGCTTTCAAATTAAGGCAGCTGGTTATCAAAAGTGGCGCGAATTTATTGTGCCGCGCCTCGATCGCAATAAAATGATCGATGAGCAAACTGGCTTGCCATTTAGTGACATGCGCCTGGATATGGCCTTGAAGGATGTTTATGACACCATAACGTCCGATGGATTTAACAAGCTTAATCCTGGATCTGGCGGTCGCGGAAAGATTTTGGGCAATCGTCGCCAGGATCACAGGTTCTTGTCGTTCAAGAGTGCTGATAGCTGGATGGAATACCAGCAAGAGTTTGGCGATGCTAACGTGTTCGATGTAATGGTTTCGCATGTAAAGAATATGTCACGCGACATTGCATTGATGGAGATCCTGGGGCCGAACCCAGCTGCAACGACAAACTTTATTAAACAAACGCTAATGAAACCCGCCCAGGAATCAGCGGATCCAAAGCTTATTGATAAAGCAAACAAGACAGCAAAGCGGATTGATGAGTTCTATTCAGCTGTCACTGGCAGAAACAATGCGCCGATCGATGGTCGGTTTGCCTCAGTGTTTGCTGGCACCAGGCAGTTACTTCAATCGGCACAGCTGGGGGCAGCGGCTATCTCAGCAATTACAGATTTAAACTTTCAACGTATGGCTCGTCAGTTTACTGGATTATCGCAAACCAGGACATTGCAGCAATACCTCGATTATGTGAACCCTCTCGGTGCAAAAGAAAAAGGCGAACTAGCAATTAGTTCGGGTTTGATTGCAGAAGGCTGGACTAGCTTGGCAGCTGGGCAAATGCGTTTTGTTGGCGATATGTCTGGGCCAGAAGTTACCAGGCGCATATCTGATTTCGTAATGCGCGCGTCTTTCTTGTCGCCTATGACTTCGGCAGGGCGCTGGGCGTTTGGTATGGAGTTCCAGGGCAATGTTGCGCGGAATGCTGGCAAAACGTTTGATGAGCTAGATCCAAACTTTAGATCTACTATGGAGCGTTACAACATCGGATCTGAGCAATGGGACGTTATTAGATCTACGGATCCATTTGATGAGCGTGGGGCTAAGTTTATTCGGCCTACAGATCTGATGGATCGAGCTGATGTAGATGAAGCGCTGCGCGAAGATGTAGCTACCCGTTTCCTGGAAATGATTAATACGGAAACAAACTTTGCGGTTCCGTCTAATTCATTGCGCGGTCGCGTGTTCTTAACGGGAGAAACACAGCCTGGCACAGTATCTGGTGAAATATCCAGGTCGTTTGCGATGTATAAAAACTTTGGCGTAACGGTCGTGAATACGCATTTGATGCGGGGTATGCAGCTAGAAGGATCGTCAACTAAGGCATCATATTTTGCGAACTTGCTTATTTCTACAACAATGATGGGCGCCCTGGCATTGCAACTAAAAGAAATGTCTAAGGGGCGAGATCCACGCGATATGTTTGGCGATGGCGAGGAAACCGCTAAGTTTTGGTTTGCGGCATTTATGCAAGGCGGTGGCCTTGGGATCTTCGGTGATTTCCTAAATTCGGGAACAAACCGTTTTGGTGGGGGGCTTGCTGAGACAATCGCTGGGCCTGTCTTTGGGTTTGCAGATGATACTTTAAAGCTAACTGTGGGCAACTTATACCAGGCGGCAACGGGCCAGGATACAAATGCAGCTGGCGAATTGGTTAAGTTTACCCAACGCTATATGCCAGGATCCTCTCTTTGGTATTCACGCCTGGCGCTAGAACGTAAGGTCTGGGATCAGCTTCAACTTATGACTGATCCTAAGGCAAGATCGAAGATGCGCAGGGCAGAAACGCGGGCGCGCAGGGAGTTTGGTCAAGAGTATTGGTGGGGGCCAGGTGATAGCGCTCCATCCCGACTACCAGATATAGCGGGGGCTTTTGAATAGATGACTACACAACTACAACATAATGTGGTATTTTTTCTGCAAAGTAAGGAATTGCTATGACAGTATCGAGCAGCACAAGCAGAGTTAGTTACAGCGGCAACGGTTCGCTAACGGCTTTCGCGTACACGTTTAAGATCTTTGATGAGGATGATCTTACTGTCATCTTGCGCGCAAGCGATGGCACTGAGACAGTCCAAACAATCACGACAAACTACACTGTCAGCGGTGTTGGCGATGCTGGCGGCGGTAATGTTACGTTTGTCACAGCCCCTACTGCTACAGAAACTGTTGTGATCTTGCGGGAGCAACCTCTAACGCAAGGTCTTGACCTGGTTCCTAACGATCCATTCCCAGCGAATAGCTTGGAAGAAGCGCTCGATAAGATCGTGTTTATGACGCAGAAGCACGAAGAAGAATTGGGCCGTGCGATCAAAGCGTCACGCACAAACACAATCACTGGTGCTGAGTTTACGATTTCTGCATCAGATCGGGCTAACAAAGTATTTGCGTTTGACAGCTCTGGTGATGTTAGCATTACATCTGAGCTTGGTGTTTATCGTGGCGATTGGGCTGCAAGCGTAGCATATAATCAGCGCGACATCGTAAAAGATACAAGCAACAATAATATTTAC